GGACGAAGTTCTCCTGTTGTTGTGTCATATATGGATACACCGAGCTCGTCCCATTCTTTCATGGCTTCGTTGACAGCATTTTTTTGTTCAACTGTTGCTGATGAGAAATTCTTGATTGTGCCAATCTGATCTTTAACGACTTTATCTGTTTCACCGGCATGATTATTGATCTCTTTTAATGCGTCCTGTACAACATCCATTGATACCCCAAGTTTTAACATTGCGTACTCCATAGCCTGGTATTCTTCAGAGCCAATATCCATTTCAACAGATTTTGAGTTTAATTCATCTGCCCAACCCAACGACTCTTTAAACATTTCAATGATTTTTGCAACTGCCCCTGCAAGAACAGTTGCAATACCTCCGGCTGCTGTCGTTGCTGCATCAAATCCGCCAATCATAGTAGTTATGCCTTCGGGAATTTCCACACCTGTATACTTGCTGACTTTCTCAAGTACATCTTTTAATTTTCCGCCTGAATCTCCACTGTTCTCCAATGCCTCGGAATTTTGTTCAACATGCTTTTTCATATTTACAAGCTCCGTTGAAGCCTCTGCAACTTTTACGCGGTACTCGGATACCTCAACAGATTCTTGACCGTATCTTTCTATGGCAACCTTCATTTCATCGTTTAAAAGCTCGATTTTCTTTTCTTGTTGTGTTATGCTGTCATTCAGCAATTTGTTCTGCTGAGTAAGGCTTGTCTCCTTGTTTTCGGCATCTTCATAACGAGCGATTACTGTTCGTAATTCCGCTTCATTCGCTTTAATCCCTGCTTCCAATTTTCGAAGCATATCATCAAGAGCCTCGGTGCTGTTTTGGGCTTCATCTATGGCTTGAGAGTTTGCTTTATATTCAGCTGTTATTTTTACAAGCGCAGCAGATTCTTTAAGCAAAGATTCCTTTAAAGCGAGAACCTTCCCATCCATTTCGCCATGTTCTTCTATGGCTTTTTGGAGTTCAGTCTCCAACATTGAAATTTTTGATTTCTGGGTTTCCATTGTGTCTGAAAGCGCTTTTGATATCGAAACCAAAGATTCTACACTGCTGTCATTCAGTTTGTATTCCTCTGTGAGTAATCTGATTTCCGCTTTGTTTATCTTTATTTGCGCATCAATTTCTTTTAATGCCGATTTGAAAGTTCGTTCACCTTCAACAGAGAGCCTCAATCCCGCATTTGCCATCCGTTATTCCTCCAATCCAATCCAGTCATTATTTGCACCGCATTTCAGTTTTTCAAGATCACGAATTGCATCGTCGATCTGTGCCACAGTGCGGAATCCTGCCTCTGTGTGTGTGTATCCAAGACATAGTCTGGCAAGGTTAAAAAAACGCGGCGAGTAGAGAAGAGTTGAGTTTTCGCCATCCTCACCGGAATCGATTTGCCACTCATCTTCTCCATCATCGCCGCCCTGATTCATTTTTTTTTACACACACAGTCCAAAAGGCAGGACAGCGTAGTTCCCATTACAGTTTCAAGTTCCGCGGATGTCAGCCGAGCGCCCACATATTTCTCGGTGACTTGTTCGGGGATACCGGCATAATAATAGTGTTCGTTGATCATCTCTGCCAAAAGAAACTTAATACACTCAACAGTGCCTTGCTTTTTTAACGCATCGTTGAGATTTCCGTACTTTTCCTCGATGCGCTCAATAACATTAAGATCACAACGGAGGATGTATTCTTTGCCATCCAGCTTTACCGTGTACATATTCTATCCTTTCACTTAATTATTCTGTCGGTTCCCCTGCTTCCGGTTCTGTTTCAACAACAGGAGGTTTCATGTTTTCAATGAGCCAAGTTTCGGCCAGTTCTTCGCTGTCTACCCACTTAGACATGATCTTCCATTCGTGACTTTTGTTTCTCAAAATTTCACCTGTGATGGTTTCTGATTTAAATACAATGGATTCTCCCTTTGTCTCATAATCATCCGCAGGAATGTCAAACATAACCTTAGGGAAAACAATGGCACGATACTGAGATTTGTTCCGCTTATATCTCCTTATCAAGAATCCGAAACGAATATAATTGGCAGAGTCCGTATCTTTCAGTATGACTGTTCCATCCTCACCAACATGCACACCGCATATATCTTTAAGTACAATATCTTCTATATCATCAACATCCATAGAAATAGAACCGTTGATAAACTCATTTATAATTTCAGCTACATCGTCATCTGAGAAAAATTTCTGCTTTGACGTATTGATTGAAGTATTTGCTTTTACTGCTTTGGCAAAAACTTTTGACTCATTTCCGAGCGTTTCGACCGTGTTCCCGTTCTCATCTTCCGATATTGTAAGAATATTATACCTGGGTTTTGATAATCCGATTTTCGGCATATGCTCCTCCTTATTTTCTTTTTATGATTTTTTGGAATTCTTCTTCTGCAATGCGTGCCATTGTGTCCTGTGCCTCTTTCTTCTTTGCCTTTATTGCCGGCTTTGCGAAAGGGGAAGGGTCTCGCCACGGTTTTGCACCGCTTTCAAATGAACGTGCGATTAGTTGAAACGGAACACCTGTTGTTGCAAACCTGCCATACCCGGGTTCTTGATATCCATCAAATCCTATGTTTACATTGTAGTTGAATTCTCGGTCTTGCCTTATGGGGGTGATTCCGAACGATTCTACCAACTTACCTGTTGCATTAGGTGAAAGAATACCAATAAGATTCTCTTTTATCTGGTCGGCGTAAACAGCAGCACCTGCATAAAGAGATTTTTCTGCTACATCTTTAAAATGAGCCTCAGCATATTTGAGAATCATTTCCAATCCGTTATTGTTTATAAACGTTGCCCTTGCCACACACTACACCGCCCCACTTCATCGCATATACGATTTGTTCCAAGTCTTTATCATATCCGATATTTATCAGTGCCCAGGAGATGTCATGTTCATCTAATGCTTCACAAATCTGATCAAAGGTGGGGTCATACTCCACTTTTGTGTAGTAATACAACTCTCCGCCGATTGTTATTGTATCGATCTCATCATCCGCTTCAAATATATTATCGGTACCAGTCTCACCCCAAACAATATATCCTGTTTTTATGTTTGGGTCCGGCTTGTAATGATAGACTTTATCTGATACGGTAAGAAGAGCATCGCGTACAATTTCAACTGTCATATTTAGCACCAACCCTTTCGAGTGACAAGTCAACTACATCTTCTCCTGCAGCTTCATCGCGAAGATACTGAGCCTGTACGATACGATATGTGTGATTTGATTCTTCTAACGAATTCAACTCACAGACATCATCTGCGCATATATTTACTGTTCCGGGTTTCAGAATCCGTATTACCGTATCAATCTTTGTGTTTGCTTGATGTGCCGTAAAAAAACGATTGAATCCTACTGTCCGATACCCAAACCATGTAGTAATAAGATGGGTTCGTTTATCGTTATACATATCCCCGGGTGCAGCATCAGAGGAAACACGATAGATTGATACTGTTCCTGCATCAAGTATCATTTTTTGCTTCCTGTAAAAACCTATCTCTTTTTGCTTCTTTTAGCCATTCGGGCATAGCGGTGGATTTGTCACGATTGCTGTACTGCCAACATACAATATCAGTTACAAAAACAGCATCTCTCGTACTGTCTGTGATATGTATTCCACCCTTTGCCAGTTCCTCAATCGCCGCATGTATTCTCGTTGTAAAATATCCGTCAAGTTCAGAAGCACGCCTCCCTAATCTCATCTTCACGAGTTCGAGAATTAAATTGATATCCATCCGCTATACCTCCGAATCTTTTACTCCTCAGCAGCCGGATCAGCAGCCGGATCAGCAGCCGGAGAGTTTGCCTTATCTTCAGCAAAGGTAACTGTTGTGGCAGGTGCAGTTGTATTTAACGAGAATGCCGCAAAACCCTCTCCGGTTGCAGTTTTACCATCCCATCTTGAGGTGGAAACAAACAGTGTTTCATCCTCAATCGCCCTGGCCTGGTCAAAACTCTTAACTTTTACACCGGAGCGTTCTGTCAGAACATATTGGTTGCCCCAACCGCCGATGATGTTGCCTGTGGGGATAAAGTCGAGTGTTTCAACTGCGCCGCCAATAACAGGCATTGTCATCTGCGCACCTGTTACAACAGCACCTGCAGCATTGATAGAAAGCAATTCACTCTGCAGCTGCATGTATGTTTCTTCAGACATTGCCCAGAACTTTCCTCCAATGCCACCGGTATACTTCTGCTTTGCCTTTCCAAGAATTTTTACCATTTCTTTGAACAATGCAGCGCCTGTGACAGATGCACCGGAGAGTTTGCCGATATGACTTGTGTTCAAAGCCTTAAAGTCGGGCATATTGTCTTGCCACCATGTAGGCTTTGCGGATACTCCCAGACGAGTCATGATTCCTACAGGCATATTCTTGCCGGTACCATAAAGAATTGCTTTATCCAAAGCATAGCCGTTTGACTGACCGAGATACTCGATGATTATTGCAGCCATATTTTCATCGGAGTCTTCCAGATAAGGGTTGGGAACTGCTGCATAGGCTCCAAGCTTGAAGCCATCGATCAGGAGCTGATTGAGGGAGAGATCCACATCGTTGAGCTTTCCTTTTGTTTCCGTCCAAACGGCTTCGGGAGCACCTGCCATAATGTTCTGCTTTGCTTCGCCTTTTAACTGCTGATGGTTCACATGCTTCAACAGTTTAGAGTTCCGCGCTGTTGCATCACGCAGAAGAGGAAGCATAAGTGTGGGGACATTATACTCAATGCCTTTCACCCCTCTTTCATGGTTTTCTCTGATATTGCCGAGGAAGGTCCTTACTTCATCGTTTGAAATAATATCGCGGATTCTTGTTCTGATGCCCATATTTTTATCTCCCCTTTCGGTTATTGTGATCTTGTTTTGAGTTGCAGGTGTATGCGAGAGGGTCTGCTTCGGAGGCTTTGCTCTCTTATTCAGCTCTTCCAACTCGCCTTCAAGACGACTCATTTCATCGGTGATTTCGTTTATACGATTGTTTGTCGCTTCTTCATCAGCACGGATAGCGGAATCTTCGCTTTCGATTTCCTCAGCTTCTGCTTCAAATGCAGCCCGTTCCTCAGCTGTTGTGTTTTCGTTGATTTCGTTAAAGGCTTCTACCGCCCGGGATTCTCTTTCAGCCCATGTTGTTCTGCGGTTGGCGATCTCCTCAAGGGTTATCTGTTCTGTGTTGAGTTTTGTTCTCAGTTCTTCCAGACGTCTGGCAATCAGCAGTTGTTTTAATGCCATTTTGATATCCTCTCTTTCTGCTGTTCTTTCCACAGCTCAAATTTTCTTTTTTCCAAACTTTTGCGTTCCTCAGCTCGTGCGGAAAGGGATGTGCTCTTATATGCCGGGAAAGTACACACAGTAATTTCATATAGTTTGATTTCTTTAAGGGTCCAGTGAATTTTATCTCCGGACACCGATTTATCCTCACGGATAATCTTAAATCCAAACGAAGCTTGATCCACATCACCACGCTGTACTCTCGCCCAGGTATTCATTGCATCTGTATCATTGGGATTGATTTTTACTTTTGCAAAAAGCCCATGATCGTCAACACGTAGCTCTGCTGTTCCTGCCGATGTTCTTCCAAGAACAATTCTGCTATCGTGATCACATAGGGCACGGATGTCGTCATGCAAGGTATTGTCAAGTGCGTGACGGTCAACGCTTTCGGTCATGCCATAGCCCATATCATATATGTCTCCAAAGACGATGAAATATCCTTCTATATAGCGTTCGCCGTTTTCCTCCGCAGCACGAAACTCTGCATGACGCTGAAGGTGATTTTCAACTCTCATTAGTCATCTTCTCCTCCTTTCAGTTTCTTTTGATCTCCCAGTTTTGACACCGGTATATAGTTTTCAAGACCCAGCATTTCCTGCATATCATCTCGTGGATCAAGACCTGCCCAATCCCGAACCTCATTGCGATCCATAACCATTTGCTCATTCATAAGAAGCCCCGCTTTTATCAACTCGACGAGATCATAATTCATCAATGAACGAGGATTGAAGCGCCAGAATAAGTCCGGGCTATACAGCAGTTTGGAAGTCAACTCCTGTTGGATATATTGAGCAAACCCCATTATTTCTGTATTGATAAAATTCCGATGCTCGTCTCTGTTGTAGGAGCCTATTCCAACCATATATGGGGGAACACTATAAATTCCTGCTATGGTCTTGCGATCGAGTTCGATATTGTCCTTTATGGCCAGATCTGCAACAGTGAGTGGCTTTACCTGTTCCAGCTGCATGAATTCAGCCGGTATAATCCACGGTTTGCCGCTTGCATTTGTGTCTATGTACTGTTCTGCAAGTTTATCACGTCCCTTTTGACTGTGAAAATCTTCTGTCAATCCATCTACCTTTACGATAAGAGATGGGGCAGGTGATTCGAGCAAAGCCTTTTTGGTTGCATTTGCCTGCCTCAGACTCTTTACGGCTTCACGCAAACTGATTCGTGTTCCTGTTCCGATCCATGGTCTGCTGGGATCGGGATTCATTCGGAAATGCAAAACTTCATCCGGCTTGAGAATCTGTCCTGCATAATTGATCTCGTAATCCCACCAATCTATATCTGTAAATGATATATGCATCGGATTCAAAGGGACAAGTTCCTCAATCATTCCGTTTCTGTTGTACATTGGATATACAACACAGTTGCCGTCGCCTACTGTCAGCATTACGTTCACGATATTCCATACCCACGGTTTCCTGGTCATTGTTGAACATGGATTGATATCGATTTTTCGAGACAATTCGTTCTTTAGTCGTTTGTCTCCTATTTCTGTATTGTGCATGAGATGGATTGTCATACTGGATACAAGGTCCGCGTATGCTTTCACACACATCTTCACTTCAGGACACTCATACAGTGGGATATATCCTTCGCAAATTACATCATGCCATAAATTCAAAGAGGTAAGCCCCACTGCGCTGTTTCTTGTCTTAGCAGGGGTATCACGCGGTTTTCGTCTGCCTTTCTTACTCATTCCACTCATCTTCCTTTCTTGCTCTTTCGATATCGTTCAACATCCGCACACACGCGAATACTGAGGCGTCGAAAACATCAATTCGCAAATTATCATCATACTTGCCGTATAACACAAGATCATCAGTCTTTTCTATCGCCTGAACGTTTTGTACACAGTATTCATATGGTTCCGCGTGCAAATAGTACAGATTACCTTCTTTAGCTCTCAATTCTATATGGCGGAATCCCTCTGATTTCACATGCCCGTACTGGGGTTGGTCGATAACCTTAAAGTGGGCTTTTTTCATTGCCACAACATATTCACGACAGTATCGCCTGTCATGCCCGATCTGTGCAATTTTGAACCCCTTTGAACGCATATCAACAAACCACTTTACTACATCTGCTTGATTTACGGTTTTACCGTTGCACATGGTTAACCATCCATCATCCTGCCATCCGAACAACGGGATATTATCTTCTTCAGCTTTTCTTTCCGCTTGGACGATAGGGAACCAACAATGCGGAATAATGATATTAACACCATTATACACACCGTAAAGACACGCAGCAGTAAGGTCATACATTTTTGATAAATCCGCACCGCCGTACCAACGTATTGGGAGTTTTGCCAATTCATCTACCGTCCAAGAGTATTGCTTGTCGGAGTTTTTGAATTCATAAATATCAAAGTATGAACGTTCCGACGAAACAAAAATATTCAGTGATTTATTCAGATACTCTACACGCTGCTGAGGATCGTTTTGAGCTTCTATCGCCCCCATCATCATCTCATCTGCCCTGACAGATATGCCGATATTTGGATTTGCTTTCTCGTGTTGTAAAGGATCAAGATAATCCACATCACCGTTCCCATCTTGTTCGGCCCGACAAATGAATATGAATAACTGTTCAGCATATGCGTCGTGAGAATCTCTGGCAAGAATCCCGTGACATAGTTTTAAGCGCTGGGCACAAAATCCCGTACTGCCACCTTTGCCTGCAGTGGAGATACCTATCATCAGCTTGTTTGTGTAGGCCTTCATTGCATCGCGGATAATAGTATATTGCCTTGCAGAAGTAAACGCATGAAGTTCATCTGCGATCGCAATATTGCAATTCAAAGAATCGTGTGCGTCGGGATTTGAAGCCAATGCTTCAATATAGATCGAACCATCACCGATATCGTTGTTTTCAATCACATGTGCCATGTTGTTGTCGAGAATGTGCCATCCATCATCCTTTGCATCCTCATCGGACTCATAAATACTTTTTGTCAATACTTTTTGAATATTTTTGAAGGATTGCATAGCCTGTCTGAGAGAGGCAGCTACTAAATATATTGTCGCACCAGACTTTACAGAAAGAAGAGCGAGACCCCATGCCAATGCTGACACAAACAGCGTTTTCCCGTTTTTTCTCGGTATGAAAATAAATGCTTCTTTGATTTTACGGATGCGAGTTCCGGGAATATACAGACACAAGATACCGTATATGATGAACTTTTGCCATGGCTCAAGGATTAAAGGTTTACCGTTCAGTGGTGTTCCATCAATGGTTTCACCTTTGTTATGAATGAATTGTGTTTGTATCTTTTCGATTACATAATCCGCTTCATTTGGGCAGTAATCCCATTTTCCACTTTCACAGTCTTTGCGAAACCGAAGACATGCCAAGCGGAGATCTTCACAAGCTATCTTTTTTCCCGATATAATCTCATCTACATATCGCCATACCTCCTCGGCGTATACTCCGTTTCGCATATCATATCAAAGCTCCTTTGGCCGTTTTTTTCGGCTTTACAAATGCTTTTTCATCAAGTTTCAGTAACCCTCTCGGGGTCAATCCCAGCGATTCTTCCAACTGCAGAAGATCTCTTCGGAGACTTTCGAGAGTGGTCACAACGGGTGATTTTTTAACCCCTGTTGTAGTATCAACAGTACACTTATACCCGTCCTGGATGTACTGCTTATATATTTTTTTGTACTCTTTTTGCAGAGCTACATATCGTTCAATGCTTTCGTCAAATTGGGATTTGTAAATTCCCAACCTTGTCATAGCTTCTACGACTTTCGCTTTTGTAACTGCTGCCATTCCAAATACAACTCCTTCCAGTATTTTTTCACACGTGAGCCTTGGAGGGAAAAGGAGACCCCAACCATTGAAAAGGGAACCGCGTTTTCACTTGACGCTATAGGGGGGGATATGTTTTCTGCGATGACCACGAGCACGTTCCGGGTGCATTTTATTGTGACAAGCAGCGCATAAACTCACGAGATTATCCTCTCTTAATCCAAGTTCAGGATATAATTCATATGGCTGTATATGGTGTACCAGTTCTGCCGGAACCGGAAGCCCCTCCTTTGTGTGCCGATGATATCGGCGACATTCACGGCAAAGGTATTTATCACGTTTCAATATTTTTTTCCGTATCTTCAGCCATCGTTTGGATTTGTAGAAATCATCTCCCATGAAGTTCCCCTTGAAATACAAAGTGGAGACATTCACTGCCTCCACTACTTTGATGATATTATATTAACACAGTTGCAACGGACAAAACGGACTACTTATTTCGTTGAAGGTAACGTTTACAAATTTTTCTTACACCATCTGCAGTATTTCCTCCACCGAGAAGAAACGCCACTTTCCCCCAAGTATAACCGTCCACAAATCGATACGTCATTATCTGCCTGACTTGACTGTCTCCGACAGATGCAATGTATTGTTCCAATCTGATTCGTTCATTCAATACCATGAATTGCTTTTCGGCAATGATACCCTTTAACTGTACTGTCAGCGTTGCAGTAGTTCCTGTTCTGTCTGAATATCCGTCGGACATTCCATTTATACCATTGCTTTTGCTTTCTAACGCCAAAAGGCGTCGCTCATCCATTTGAACTTCTTTCTGAAGCCAGTATAATTGTGATAATTCAATCAATGTCATTCTTTATTCTCCCCAAGCGCAAATACCCCTCAATCACATTCACCGCCGATTCTCCGCCGTAGCAGACAATACCACAATACCCCTGTTCTCTCACAGCGGCAAGAAAGTCCTTTTGTTCTGTTGTCGGTTTTCCGTCGAGTGCCTTGAGCTCAATGTATAATCCGTGATAATCGCCCCTTGCAACGGGAAGGCAAATGTCGCTCACGCCTTTCCGCATCCCCAGCCGCTTCATCCGCGCACCTTCACGTTTCGACCGCTTGCCCTCGTTGGGAATGTGATACATCAGCTTCAACTCAGGGTAACGCCCCATGTTTACTTCCGCCCAGCTCATCACAAAGGTCTGCTCCTCATCCTCTGTCGGAATTATTCGGATCCCGTCCTTCGTCCTTGCTTTCATCGCATCAACTCCTCCTTTCGCCGCTTGTATTCTTCCGTCCGACGATACCACACAAGATTCTCGCTGTCCGGACGGAACATGGTGAATGTCATATATATTCCGCCATTGATACCGTTTCTTTCAATTCGAGGATATTCGGAAAGCCAATACCCGGCGTAGGCATCGGCAAACTTTTTGTGTGGATTGAGACCGCTTTCGTCAAGCTCCTGCAGCTGCTTTCGGCTCCATGTATGTACATTGGTTTTTTCAATCGGTTTGTGTAAATTCTTGCTTGTGACATAGCGGTGCTTTCCGCTTCGTCTGTTCTTTCCGATGTACCGGCTGAGATCCACTACGCCGCATTCGTTGTACTGCAGTCTGTCTGCGTTGCATCTGCCTTTGCCCCAGGCTTCCTCAAGGAGAGCGCGATCCACACCGCCGCTTATGATGATGTGCAGATGAGGTCGTCCGCTGTCAGAGTATTCCATGACGTATATGTATTTGAATTCCGCCGGTGCTTTTTTGAAAATCCGCTTCAACCTTCGGATATAGTTTTTGATGTCCCTCTCAAACTGTTCTTCAGAGCAGGGAAGGCAGGTATCACGATAGGTGGGATGGAGCACATAACTCTGTCTGTCAAAGTTCTCATGTACCAACCATGTCAACCATTCCAGGCTTTTTCTCTCGTTGAGTTTGGTTTGGGTTTCCGATGTTTCACGGAATTTACCACGACGGGCACCGGCTTTGCGGAACGTGGGATAGACTGTGCCGAAGATCATGTCTCCTGCATATACGATCTTTTCTTTGTATTTGCATTGCATCGCCGTTCCTCCTCGCCGTCGTGGTCCATTATCCTGTGCCTGTGGTTGATTTATTAAGATTACTTACAAGGACGATTACGGCCGAAGCCGTATGTCTTTATGTAATGTAGGATTAAGTTAATTCTGCTTTTAGTGTTTTCGTTCTTTTAAATAAGGTAATAATTCCCCCATCATTCCGCACCGCCTTTCAATTCGCTAAAACTTTATAATAACAACCGCAATTATCTGCTATTGCTTCTTGTTCGGACATTTTCATTTTCAACCTTTTGCTTTCAATATACACAGAACGAACAACATCCCAAATAATATAAAAAATCTGTCCGTTTTCTACTCGCCAATATGGACTATCTGTTGACATTGTTTCTGCAAAATGAAAATTGCCGTCCGAATATCTTTCATATCTTCCGATTTTCATTCCTGCACACCGCTTTCTCGGTTGGGTGGTCAAATCTCTTTTCACATATTTTTTTATAATCATTTAACATTTCCTGTTGTTCATCTGCCCAATTTGCAAGGCAAGTAAAAGAGCAAAATTCTTCTGGAATTCTAACCGAATAACCTTTTGGCATTGATTGATTTTTCTCGTTTTCGTGAACGGTATAACCCGATAAAGTTATCCTTAAATCGTTTTCTGTCATTGCTATCTTGCAACAATCACACATATACGCTTTCATTTCCCCTCATCTTCCTTTCTCCGTAACTGCAATAATCGTCAGCAGACCTTACAACTCTCTTGCCGAGAGAACGAACGCTCGTGCAAGCGACACACCCTTTTTTATAATAAAATTTCTCGGATATAGTGAGTTCGTCCTTATGCTTACAATCCTTGCATCGCACCACCTCAACCACATCGGCGGTGGGTAATTTATCCAAATCCTCACGCATTCCCTCATACCCCCACTCGTTTTCAAGGGTATCTATAACATCATCAAGTTTCACATACTTATCAGCCATTCCACTCACTCCTCAAAGAACCGTCTGAACGCGTCTCCGCCGTACTGCCCTTTTGTCATTCCGATAATCTCACGCACCGTATAGCTTTCTTTCACCTCCCCCAGCGAATCAATAAACCGCTGCGTCCCCTGCTGACAAGCCCCGGTGATAATGCGGTACATCGTCATCGCTTCCGTCACCGTCATCGGCTTTTTCGTGTCAAAACCGCGGTACTGTTCTGCGCCCCTGTCGCTTGCAGTCTTAAACGCCAGCTCATTGATGCCGTCCTGCACGTTTTTGCAGTGAGCAAAATTTTTGCCGTCCGTGATAACATTAAGCCCGGGGATCTTGCCTATGTAATATGTGTATTCTCCGATTTTCTTCGCCCGTTTAATGTGGGTGAGAATGCCGTCCACATACAGGTATTCACCCTCGACATAATCCCCATCTTTCAAACGTGTGTATTTGCTTGTCAGTCCGCTGAGGTAGAGCCAACCGCCCACCGTGGGGTTGAATCCCTCGGGGATGCTTGTCAGTCCGCGGAGGTCGAGATCGCCGCCCACGGTAGGGTTGAATCCCTCGGGGATGCTTGTCAGTCCGCGGAGGTCGAGACTACCGCCCACGGTGGGGTTGAATCCCTCGGGGATGCTTGTCAGTCCGCGGAGGTCGAGCCAACCGCCCACCGTAGGGTTGAATCCCTCGGGGATGCTTGTCAGTCCGCGGAGGTCGAGCCAACCGCCCACGGTGGGGTTGAATCCCTCGGGGATGCTTGTCAGTCCGCTGAGGTAGAGCCAACCGCCCACCGTGGGGTTGAATCCCTCGGGGATGCTTGTCAGTCCGCTGAGGTAGAGCCAACCGCCCACCGTGGGGTTGAATCCCTCGGGGATGCTTGTCAGTCCGCGGAGGTCGAGATCGCCGCCCACGGT